TCGCTTTTAGGTACAAAGAACGATCCCGTGTCATCACTATTGCGTACAAGGATATTCCTGTCTCGCTCTTCGTTAGGGTTTGAAGATACAGGCGTATAAGTATTCCTAGCCCTATCGGCAGTTAACACGCCGTCTCGATACGAAAACCCGTCATTCGGGGTGATAGCGTTGGCTAACTTTTCTCCAGCACTGTTGCCAGAACCTTTTTTCTTATCATTATCTTTATTGTTTGATCCGCCTAAGTCACCGCCGCCACACATGTAAAAACCCTTTTTCTTAAACTTGTTGTGTTATTCTACTACACGTTGCTTATAATTTCCACCCACAACATTATATCCTAACTTTTGTAACATTGCACCGGTTTTGCCGGCACTTAAACCACTAGAAACACCCATGTATATCTCTGCAGCTTTACGCTCTTTAGCCCACTTTTCAAAGGCTCGTAGCAACTGTAGTCCAACGCGAGAACCTCTGCTTTGTGTAGACACATACCACACTGTGTCGGATGCTATCAAGTCAGTACCGAAATAATGTTCGCCTATAGACCCAAGAAGAATACTATTAGGTACGCCATTAGCAGTGCCAATGTATGCAAAGCGCGTATCTGGGTTAGTCATAAAGTCATATATTAATCGCCCACACTTATCTGGGTCGTAGTTAAAATGCCTATAAACACTTTCTTGGTGCATCTGATAGCCAAGATTAATAGCCGCAGGTACATCTTCTGGTTCTATAGGACGTATAGGCATCTAGCTTAACCACCCATATATCTTATTAGTCTGCTCTATACGGTCGTCTAGTCCGTGATACCCACCATTAACACGCTTAGTAATCCGCTTGATTACATCCTCGGTTACACCTTCGTCGGCGATATCAAAGAGTTTGTTCTTTTTAAAGAACCACAACGCTGTCTCGAACGCATAGTCTGTAGCAGCTAGGTCAGGGTCAGTCATTACATCAGGTAAGCCCATATCACTAGAGAAAGAACGGTAATTTGCCTTGCCGGTTAATTGTAAAAATCCTCGACCGATGAAATCTTTAGCATCTTGCTCCGTGAGGTTTCCAAGTGATTCTCGCAAATACACTTTTCCTGCAATCTTACTAGGCTGTCTTTCGTACTCTTTGGCTTCCTCTTCCGTAAATCTACTAGGCCAAGTCCGCATAAGAGCTTCCCAACCGTAGTTTAGGTTTTCTCGGCAAAGTCTAAATCCCCCGCTTTCGTGTGCGGCTTGCCCCAGTAAGTGTGCCCCGTGTTCAGGGGACAACTCGTAGTGAGATACAATAGCACGGGCTGTATTTGGTCCGAAGCCTCCGTCGGGTGTAACCCCGCATCTCTCCTGCAGTAGTTTTAAAGAGTCACTCATTTTGTAATTCCTTGTTTCTTCTCGTAGCTGCGGAGACCGCCCAATCCTAACATTCCCATCATAACAGTCATCAAACTACCCATATCAAACTCTGGTAGCTCGGGAATGTCAACGCCAGCGGCGGTTACGCCAAACACTATAAGCGGCTGTAAAACGAAGTGGTATGCAAACGCTACACCGCATACCCAGCCAATGAAGGGCCTCCAGCCGCCCTTAAATAAAGACCCCGATGCAGCTTCAGCTTTGTTTATTTCTAATTGCCCCATTAAGGCTTGCTGGGCATGATTATCGGACATTGTTGCGATCTCGTGGGCTAACTTAGCCTTTTGATCTTTGTCCTCAATAACTTTGTCTAGTAGCCCAGTAACAGGCCCTACCAAATTACTTACTAAACTCATCATTAGTTATTTTCCTTCCCTTTTGTGTAGGCTTCCTTGCCATAGAAGGCGGCAACTATAGCAGCTACAGAAACAAAATACACACCAGCGATAGAAGCTAGCGACTTCATGGCTTCGTCAAGACTAGCCAAGTTACAAATAATTATTGCAAAAGGGTACAACAACATGCCGAATAATGCAAACCATGCCATCTGTCTTTGGGCATCTCTTTGAGCATCCTCATCAGCCATTTTTAGACGTTTGTCTTCTAATGCTAACTTATCCCATTCGGCTTGGTCTATTGTACCGCTACCATCTAAATCGGCTTTGTCAAATTCTGTCATATTAATCTCCTAATCTGCAAGGGGGTTATCTAATGCCCGCTGTAGTTTACCCATTAATTTATCTTCTAATTCTTTCATATCACCGCTTTGCGATACTCTAACACGTTCTCGTTGATTTTCAAATCGTACTTCTGCATTGTCTATCATCTTGCGAACTTTGTCCTCAGACTCTCGCACCATATCTTCCACACGATCTGTTTGCTTCTCTATACTCAATATATCCGACCGCAACCCGTTCTTAATGTCACGACTGTACTCTACCGATTCTTCAACCTTCTCTGCGATACCCGTGACTTTTGCATCCATAACATCCATCGCTTGTTGATAAGCTCCAAGGTCTAGACCTGCGACCTCTTCGATCTTTTGGTACATTACGAACCCGCCATACAAGCCACCTACAACTGTAGACAAGAAAGCAAATATAGCCATGATTGAACCGAATGACAGCTTCATACCACCGGTCTTAAACTCACGATCTGCAAGTCCATCAATGTTATCCGCTATCTTGGTAGTATCCATTAGTTCTCAAACTCCATTTCGCCACCAGCGCTTTGTAAATTTTTTAGTTCTTCTAACTCATTACGTAGTTGTTGTATCTCTAACCTACGTTGTGCTAACTCTACTTGGTATAAATCATCACAATTAATTCGAGACTTAGGTTTGTCCAGCGGTATAACTATACGTGCGTATACGCCTATATCCTTGCCTCTGCTGTTTGTGTCTAAGCCTGACAACACACCTGTCACGCCATACTCTAAGTTTATACCCCCACCTACAGCATTACTGCATCTCATATTCCCTGTGGAAAAACTGTCTGATTGGTAGTTCATTGGCGGGTTGGGCAGTGATAAAGATAAAGCGCTGTTATCTGCTACCGCAGAACTAGCTAATATACAAAAAACTAACGCTAACCTCATGCTGGTTCTCCATCTAGTCTTGAGCATATCTTAGAAGAAACGAGTGTTCTAGATACATTAGTTTTCCTTACTTTTGACGTAGTGCACAGATATACCGCTTCTGGTAAATCTCTTTTTCTTATGTATACATCAAAAGCCCTATGTTCTTTGTAATCAACCTTCATAATCCTATACGTTGTAGAGAAAGGTATAGGCATCCAATTTAAGTCAAACAAATCAATCTGATAATACTTTATCTCTTCCCTAGAATTAAAGAGAGACATCTCTACCTTGAGTACATTTTTAACGTGAGACATCTTTACTTCTGGGTAAGCAGGCGTCATTTCATGCGCTGTTACATAAGACGCCCAAACCAAAAAAGCTATAATTGTCTTACTTAGCAACACAACTTGCCTGCACTACCGCAGTGTAAGTGCCGCCCGGTAATGGTTTAGCTGAACCATAAACAGCACTTGAAGATGTAGAGAACCACGTAGACCCTGCGATAGTTAAGTCGAAAATTGTGGTATCATCTACTACAACTTTGGCAGCTTCATATCCTGACATACTAGCGTCGGATGTTTGAGTTACGCTTGTGCTACCTGTCCATGCAACTGTATCTGATAAAGATGGGGATGAACTAAACGATGTTGGGTGTTTTATGTTAGCTGTATAAGAATCTGCAATAGACACATCATACCTAATTACAGGTAATATACCTCCGTCAGAAGTGGTGGTGCTCAACTTACTAGCAATCGGGTTTCCGTACACGCCATTCTTAGTTGTTTGAATGACACATTTAGCTTCTACACTACCTGTAATCTCAACATCAGCTAGTGCAGGGAGTGCGCACAGTGAAAGTGCCATAATAGAATATTTCATAATAAACCTCATTTGTTGTACTGCATGTCGACCATCTTCTCGTGCAGTATTTGTTGTGCTAAGTTATTACGCAAGGCTTTCTTGTTATCAAGTATTTTTGAATCAGCAAGACCAGCAGCGTCAGCATAAACACCACCATTAATAGATGCATTGTAGTACATGGTTATATTAGTCTGTTCATTAATAGCCATGATAATATCATCTTGTCCTTGTGTCTTAAAGAGAGTCAACGCATTGGCAGATGCAGTTAAACCCATTTCAATTCTAGTTTCTTCTTCTTCCTCTTCTTCAGATAGAATAAGTTTGCCATCTTCATCATACTGAAACTCATCTACTTCTAACGTCTCAACAACAGCGTCATCTTCTAGTGCATCATACACTTCTATCACAGGAAGAACAGGCATGGGCTTTACATACCCCGGACAGTTAGGGTTGGACTGTGGGTCAAAACACTCGTCGACCCTATAGCTATATATAACCACAGCATCTTTGACCGAACCCTCCCCTTCAATGTCAATTGAACCTGCACCCCATTGGGTAGCTGGAATGTTAGAAAGGGGAAAGGATTTAACGATTGTGTTGCCGGGAACTCCCGACCAGTCGTCGGTTTCTCGAAAGATATAACCATCTCCGTTAGCGTTTTTATTACCGACATGAACTTTCATATCGTCTTCCGGGTTCTTCACAGTAGTATATCTATACAGGAGACCGTTTATATCAATTCCCGGAACATCGGGTAAGACAGAACCCATCCCCCAACTCAGTGCTGTGGACGCCGCGTTCCCTGTTGCCCCGTAGCTATAGGGATCACAAGAAGAGTAAGAAGGCCAAAGTGCTAATAATAACACTAAGACCTGTTTTTGTTTCAATGTTTTCATTGAAAATCTTCCTCATTGGATTGTTCTGTTCACGCTCAATAGTTTCTTTAACAGCTTCCATTTCCCATGCTAGCCTAGCTTTATCGCCCACCAACCCATCCTTGGGGCAGGGCGTCCCAGCATTGAGCATGGCTTCAAACACTCTTTCGTCTTGACACATTACGGATACCGCTGCCACTTTCATCCCCATATCGTACATGGTTTTCGCGTTCTTTAATTTTTCACAATTCATGTCTCGTACAGTTCTACCTGCGGAGATGCCAAGTATCTGCGTCTGCACCGCCCCCGCGACACCTACAGTACATAGGTCAGAGTTGCTTGCGCTAATCTGCGGAGAAATCGCAGAAGGCGGCGGACTGTTGATGGTAGTATCCATCGAACCATTAGAAGTTATAGTACTGTTAGTATCAGTCCGAATTGTATCATCAGCAAATACATAGTTACCTATAGCAAGACCTGCAATAAAGAAGAGTACCGCTATAAGTAAACGTATCATTGTCGCTCCACTAACCTATCTAGCTTCTCTTCTATCTTATCAAACTTACTCATTATTTGACCTAACACTTGGTTAGAGTCGTACTTAGTGACGTACTCTTTAGCTAGTTCTTCTCGAGTTCTGTTAAGCAGGATAGTCACACGCTTTACTTCTTCATGGTGAGATTTAATCCACCACACTAAAAAACCTCCACCTGCGGTTAAGCCAATATTCCAAATTGCGGCCATCTCCACTAGAATACGCCCCCACCAGCAGGTTTCGGCGCAGTGATCGGCACAGATATATCTTTACGTTCAGGTGTTGTTTTATCGGTCATACTACTATCCTTAATTCCCCAGTTGCGGTCTTATATACATCATTAACTGCCAAACCACCAGACACAGCCGCGGCGTTGTTTGCGTAGACGGAAAGTCCAGTTAAATTTAAAGTATTAGCTCTAACAGGACCGGGGTTTTGCTGCTGTTGAGTGTATAAAGCAAACGCTCTTGTAACCTGCGCTATGTACTCTTGGCTATACTCGGGGGGAGCAGCGGCGAAGAACGGGATTGGTGTTTGTTGAGCCATTAACGCCTCCCATCTATGCGCATATCTGCACGAGGTGTACCAAGTCTCCATTGCGTCCCGACCGTATTTGACGAAACTTTTAAAGCCATAGACCTACCTCGCAATCTAAAGAACAACTGCTCCGTAAATTGCTCGACAGGTGCTTCAGACGTACGCACTGCATTACCGGAATCTGTCTGATCAAAGTTAGCCCCGGGAAAATCCCTAGCACTCACTGTAAAAGTGGCTAGCGGAGTAGCGGTAGAATTACGAAATGTTAAGTCCGGTAAAACTCTTGACACAAACATAAACTGATCTCCGTCGCCCATATCTATAGCGCTGGATTCTATGTAACTACTTATAGGGCTGGGAGGGTTAGTGCTACCATCGTCGAGCCCATCTTCATGGAAATATAAGTACCCATCGGTAGAAGCAGCTATAGGTAGATTGGAAAGAGCATTATCATACCATGCGGTGCGGGTAAGGTTTCCATAATACCAACTGTTTTCGGCGTAGTTAAAAACTACATAACTATCATTTGTTTCACTCTCGGTTGACGGATAGAACCACCACACTTCGTTAAATTTACTGTTTAACCCTGAAGTTATTTTAGAGCGTTGTGAAAGGTTCATATTGTCAAAAATATATTCTTCTATAGGACATGGGATAAGTTTTACGTTACCATCGTACACATAAAAGACTTCGTCGCCCATCCAGTAAACCGCGTCCCCGAAAGCAACAGCGGCGTTCTGCCCTGCGATAGAAGTATTTGTAGATACTTCAGATAAACCAAAGGTAAACGGTGCCCCGATAAACTGCATTGAAGACACGGAGCGGTCTGTGAACACTATAACTTGTTGTTTGGTTTGTACCGCGGCAATAATTTCAGAACCCGTACCTATACGTAGTTCTCCAGCGGTGTTAGTTGATGTTGCCGCCCAATCAGTAAAACTCTCTTGGTCAGAAAAACGTATAGTTAAAGGGTCAAGGTTTCCGGGATCACCTTGAGGATCACAACCAAAGGCAAGGACATGCCGGTCTCTTTCAGAAACAAGAACAAGGTTAGCTGCTTGCGGCTGGTTGTTCCCGCTTAGTGTAGTAATATCCACCGCGCGAGCAGAAGTACCCGCAGAAGCATCCCAATAGTAGATGCCACCGCCACGTACATTAGCAATAAGGTCTTCCCCAAAATTGTCCATAGACCATAAACGTAGTTGCGCGCCCGCTATTGATACGTCCGCCGCAGAACTCCAACTTCCACGACTCCAAGTACCTGCGCCCCACCCACTACCACTAGCAGCAGAGTCTAGACCTGAGTTTATTTGGTACGTACCTACTACAGAACCGCCGCCATTTCCTGTGTCTGAAGAGTTAGCCGTAGCCGTAGCAGTGATAGTGTAGGAGTTAGCGTTGACTACTGAAGTAACCTGATACTCTTTGTTCAACACCGCGGCGGTAATAGCGCCGCCAAGACTCGCCGCCCCTGAGAACGTGACAAAATCGTTTAAGAACACGCCGTTATTTGTGTCTGATACAGTAATTGTAGAAGAGCCATTAGTAGCCGCAAAGGTAACATCCCCTGCAGAAGTTGTTGCACGTATTGGTGTAATGTCTATTGGATCGTTACCGTCTAGTATATAAAGCTTTAAGTTAGTACCCGCGCTAATAAAATTTGCGCCAGTAAGAGATATCCAACTATGAAGACCTCTACAGGTTCCAAGAAAAGTACTACTAGTATATCGAGTCCAACCCCCGATAGTTTCAGGAAAACCTAAACGAAAACGGATTTTATCCCCGTCTCGCCAACCACCTTCGTTAGTGTAATCAGTTGTGTCTCGTACAATCCCGGGACGAAACTGAAGTTTTTGTAGTGGCATCTTAAACCTCCAACGGAATAATTACGAGTGTCTATAGAGACCCATATGCAGTGACATTACCTTTTGCGGTCATATTCCCAGAACTGTCTACACGAAAAACATTTGTACCGTTATAAGCAAAAGTTAAGTGTGTGCCCGCCGCTGTTACCGTCCAGCTTTGCGTTCCACCTGTTATTGTAATAGCAGAGCCAAGCGTAGGTGTTGTGAACGTAGGGTTTGTAGAAGGCGCTTTAGCATTAAGTTGTGTTTGTAGGTTTGAGGTAACTCCATCAACATAGTTTAACTCTTGAGTTGTGGCCGTGACCCCATTTAGTATGTTAAGTTGATCAGTTGTAGATGCTAAACCATTAAGAACAGAAAATTCAGCAGTTGTGACGTTTGTGGCTCGTAAATCTTTAGAATAGTTTAAATCAGCAACGTCGCCCGTAAAGCCATCGAGTTTATTAATCTCGGCGGTAGTAGATGTTACTCCGTCCATTATGTTTAACTCTGCGCCGGTTGCAGTGACTGTAGTGCCTGCTACTATTAACGATCCAAGGTCTAAAGAACCTGTAATGTCCACAACCGCTGCACCAGAACCTGCACCATCGCAGTATATTATTTTAGTTGTGTTAGCTAATACACTGACGTTTGCCCCAGAACCTTGAGTAAATGTGACTGTCTGCCCAGTACCATTCTTAACGATGTATATGTGCTGCCCGTTGTTTGGGGCCACAGTTACCGTGTTAGTGCCAGAAGGAGAACCCCCTAGTACGAGAACTTTATAATGCCCGTCAGAAGTTGTGCCGTCACTAGTAGTCAAAGTATGTGTCGTACCAGATAGAGTAATAGAGCCTACACCGTTAATCAGGCGGTCTATTATATTCATGTTATCGTTGACAGTGTTGCCCCATGTAGAGGCTTGTTCTCCGTTGGCTGGGAGCTCTATGCCACCATTGTTTGTATATGTACTAGGCATTGTTCATCCTCATGCTGCTATTCTTGTCCATACTGTACCGGGATTAGGTTTAATATCGCCCCATACAAGTGCTTGTCCGACACTACCTTCGGCCGATACCCCAATCGGAGTTATCAATCCTGTACCCGTCATTGTTATAGAGCCTACACTAACTGTAGCTGAAACTCCAGTAACATCCGCACCTGCACCTGCTTGGCCCTGCACAGTGCCTAGACCCATAGCCCCGGATACGCCTGTTATGGAGATCGTAGCGGTGCCCGTCATTGTTATAGAGCTAACATCACCTGTAGCGTGTACACCTGTAGGGCTAATAACCGAAGCGTTGAGTACACTAACACTTGGAGTAACGCCCGTACCTACAACCCCTGTGGGTATGATACTTAAATCTGTAGAAGATATAACTGTACCTACATCACCCACTGCACCCGTCTGCAAACTAACCGCCGCAGTTGCGCCAGCATCTACCGATACATCATTGACTACCGCAGAACCTTGCACTGAGCCAAGAGTTAGCCCACTCTGGGTACCCGTAACTGATACAGTGCCTATAGTCCCGTTACCAACAACACCTGTAGCAACAAATAGCTGTTCGGTTGTACCTAAGTCAGAAAAGGCAGTTGCTGAATATGGGGAGAAACCTAACATGTTACATAAGCCCTTTCATACGGATTAATCTTAGCGGCTATTATACATTCGTAGGCTGTAAAACCAAGCATTTTATATTGCCACCCTTTTTACCATATCCGCGTAAGTTATTTTTTGGAAATTAGGAAGTCTTATAAGGCACTCAGGGCTTCTATCTTCGAAAGGATCAACATGATAAAAGTTAATCTTTGGGTATTCCTTTACAATCCATTCAAACTGTTTTTGCCAATCATTACTAATACTATCAGGTGCTACCCAGTTCTCAGGTGTATAGTATAGTTCACCAGAATATAAGTTATTAACTTTCCCGTTAATACCATAAAAATCCATACCAACTAAGAATATATTATCTGATTTAACTTTTTTAGCCGCTATGTATGTACCTGTTGCCCCCGATGAATACTTCACTGTAGATTTATGGTGGTTTTTAATATTAGGGTATTCCTCAGATATATGTTCAGCAATATCTTCATCAGAAGTTACTAGTATGTCGGGTTCAAATTCGTCTCTGAAGAACCAATTACATGCTATTATATAGGCATTAGGTATAGCCCTCAAGTCTCTACCTTTTCGGGATTTACCATTACCGACTACCACTGAGTTCAACAAGTGTTTCCTCCCACTCTGCGATAACTTCTTCAGAGAAACCTTCTGTCTCAAACCACTTCCTGTCTAACGACCTATACTTTGGTTGAGGGGCAACGCATAGCACTGTGGGAATATTTTGCTCGTAGTATAGAGAACACGCTATTCTATGAGCACCGCCGTTAATCGTTTTTACATAATCAGAATATATAGGGTATTCTTTATTGTAACCTTGTGTTTCAAAGTTATTAATTAAACGGTCAAAACTATCTATGTAATCTTGTATATTATTCTTTGGGGTTTGCTTAGGTATATACTTATCAATAGGTTCTACTGCGTCTGTTTGCCGGTGTATACATTTTTTGTACAGTTCTTTGTAACGTGTATAGTTTATATTAGTATGCTTAGATTTTACATATAGATATTTACATATGATGTCTAACCTATCATCAGCTAAAAAATATGTAGGGGCTACTTCAACGGTTTTCATTATACACTTCCGTATACTGTACCGTTATTTGTGTAAGTATATGAGTAGCCTGTATTAATCGCATCGCCACCACCACCACCACCAGTGCCTTTGCCGGCACGTCCCCAGCCACCACCACCAAAGGATGTAGAACCATCGGCATTTGTTGTTGCGCTTAATATAGAACCACCCGGCGCAGGGTTATTATTTACAGGTCCTTCTACATTAATTGTTTGGCAACCACCCCCATAGAAAGAACCGCAAGACTGGCCACTACCATACGCATAAGTAGAGACATTAGTAACGCCCCCGCCACCTTGATCGCCACTCTGACCCCCAACCACTGTAACAAGCGTAACAAAACCACTTGCAGAACCATTTGTTCTATTGAGCCCTGCATAATATAGAACACCTAAAGTAGAACCATTACCCCCTGCGGTGTTATAGGCAGCTTGACCTGCGCCTCCACCACCTCGAGTACCTCCACCACCGCCACCGCCACCCCCGGCAATAAATGCCCCAGAGTTGTTAGTCACTATAGTGCTAAGTGCGTTTATCTTAATAGCGTGTCCGCCCGTACCGCTAGCGCTGCCTCCATAACCAAAAATAGCACCATTGTTTATAACTTCTGACTCAGCTACATCGATTGTTAGTGCTGGTTGAGTTGTTGTCGTTGACCGAATATATACACCAGAGTTTACAGTCATTACGATGGGTACGGTCCCATCCCAACCTGCGGCTGTTGCTAAAGTACTCAAGTCAGTACCGCCAGCTTCCACGCTAGATGTAAGGTTAAAAGCAAAGGCACTTTGTGCACTATACCACTCAGACATAGCCATTTGAGCACCT